CACTTCCTGTTAAATAATTTGTATTAGCCGAAGCTGTATATGTAATTGTTGCTGCTACACCAGTCGTAACGTTCCACACATAAATCGCAGTTCCTTTAATGCAACCTATGTATTTCTCATCTCCATCTCTGTGTATATAGAACCACTTAGCATTTGTATAAGTATTCTCTGATCCTAAATTTTTAATAAATTTAAAACCGGGTCTCTTTGTTAAACCAAAGGTAGGGTCTGGGTAGGCATTAATTGCATCAACTACTTGTCCGGGTAGTTTTTTAGTATCTGGTTGGCGTGATACACCACCTAAATAATTAGAAACTGTTTGTGTGACATTAGGCATTATCTCTGTAAAGCATGAAATGGTTTGAAGCTTGTATATTTATTTCCATCTTTTCCATGTCCAAAGAAAGTAAACTCACCTTGGTTACATTCATACTCCAAAGCCATAGCTCTCATGTATGCTTCTTTCTCTTGACACATTCTGTATAAGTTAGCGTCACCAACAATTCTGCTGACTGTAAAGCAAGCAGCTCTGGCAACTATGTAATCTTGTACTGGACGAGGTAAATCAACCCAGTCAAATAACCAGACAACATCACATTTCATTGCTTGTTCCCAAGTTGAACTGTGTTTACGTCTGTCGTATAGTTTTCCGTTTCTTCTTATAACGTCATACTCTTTACTAACTGACTCATCCCTAGCGAGATCAATCTGGAGGATGTTACTTGGTATAAGTATTTCTTTATTTACATCCGGTGTGAATGGATAATTAAATTCTTTATTGAATGTCCAGCCTTCAGATTGGACTTCCCTTGACACCTGTAAAAGTGTATCGTATGCAATCGCAACGTCTGGGTTGGTTTGATCGAGTGTCGTTACAGGAGCTTGACCAACCGTCTGCAATATTTGATTTACTGCTGGTAATTCAACAGCAGAATTTGTGGTAGGAATAGCCATATTAATATAAAAAAAAAGGGAGCCGAAGCTCCCGTATAAAAGTTAGAATGCTGCTGGAGCAGAAGCACCTACATATAATTCAACTGAAGCAGCTGGATTTAGGTAATCCGCACCGCAAGCTAAGCGTCCAAGAATAACGTCACCTTGGTAAATAACTGAAACATCGCCAGAAGTTACTTGAACTTGTGGTCCGATTGCTTCAACCATACCGGCAGCTTCCTTTTGGAAGATAAGTCCGCATGACTTAGTGAAGTTAGTTTGTGCGCCGTAGTCGTTGTTAATGCCTGTGTCTGAATCTTCAGCATCTTCCATTGTTGGTCCAACGAATGAACCTACATTAGAAGGTGATGTTTCACCAGTTGTTCCACCATAAGCAACACCATACTTGCCAAGGAATGGGATATTCATTGACTTGTAGATCTTGATACCAGCAATCTCGATGATGCCATTACCAGTCTGCAAAGCAGCACCTTGAGCATCACGGTTTACTAGACCGTTAGAACCTACGTTTTGGATAAGTGAATAGTATTGTCTTGGGTTAAGAACACCAACTCTACCTTCAGAGCTAACACCTTTCTCATCTAATGCAGCAGCTGCATCGTAGAAAGCGTTGATTAGGTTAGTAGCACTGTAAGCATCGGAGTCATTTGTAGTTGCTCCAACACGAACTTGTGTACCACCGGGTTCAACAAAGCTAGTCTTTGTGATAGGACTTACAACACGTGCGCCACGAGTGACTGCACGGAATGCAAGACGGTCATATTTTTCAGCAAGAGCGAAACCAATCTTTCTTGAAATCTCTGATCTTAAATCGTAGTGAGCAAGTGTCTCATCTAATTCATAGACGAATGCACTTGAGATTAAGAGATCATCAACTGTGATTGTTTTCTCTGCTACTGGAGGAGTACCGTCGGAGTTACCGAGGATACTGTTTCCGGGAGTATGATATTCAGCAGATGTACGACCTGTATATATGAACTGCAAACTCTTACCGTTGGTAAGGCTTCTCTTCATAATTAGATCCCTAGCTATTGTTTGATGCTGGAATCCTTTGAACATTTCTCCGGAAAATAATTTAAGGTATAACGCGCGTCTATCACCAGCACTATTACTAGCACCCGGCATAGTTACGGACGACTGCATACCTGTTGACTGTTGAGCCATTTTCCTTTAAAAATTGAGGGGTATATTACTTCGTCTTCACATGTGAAAAAGTGTGAGTCTTAGTTAGACTCATTAGATTGTGTGGTCTATCCCACCGTCATGACGGCTAATTGGTATCCGCGTACGGGCAAAAAGCCAAATTGAGTAGGGAGGATTTGCACCTCCCCAAAGATCTACTTGATTACTCTTTTGTAAGCAACGCCACGATATACGAAAGTAACTTCTTTCATGGTTATCTCCATATACTAAGCCCCGTTCCATGCTTAGTTCTCATGCGTCCCCGAAGGGATGAACGGACGTGTCGTTATTTTTTAGTTGTTTTTTTCTTTACTGGTTTCTCTTCAACAATAGGTTCTTCTTTTCTACCTGTTGTTGTCTCTTGCCAGCGTCTTACGTTTGCAGTCATATTAATAAGAAGGATCACCTTCTGGTTCTTTTTTATATGCAGCTTCTAACTGCTCTTTCCTAAATTCTTCAATAAGTTTTTCTGAATCTTCTGGAGCATATGAACTGACTCCAGCTTTCATGTTTGAGTTTTGATGTGGCATATTATTCCAGTGGCGAATTACTCCACCACATATAAATAAATTAGTAATTAACGTTAAGTAAATTAATATCTTCTCAACCAAGTTGTGGTGCGGTGAGGGCAACTTCTGTGGATCTAACACTAGCTAAATCGAGTGGGAAATTATGAGCGTTACGCTCGTGCATTACTTCCATACCTAAAGACTGTCTGTTAAGAACATCAGCCCATGTAGGAATAACATTGCCACTAGCATCAACT